TAGGTCTTGGGATATTGGAGCGTCTGTTGTATCTGAAACTCAGCCTGATCCTGACTGGACGGCTGGTGTAAAGATGAGTCGAGACAAGTTCGGAATCTATTACGTCGAGCACGTTGACCGTTTCCGTAGCCTCACCGATGGCGTTTTGAAGAACATCATCGACCAAGCTTTGAACTACGACGGAGACGACACGGTAGTTACGATTCCTCGTGATCCTGGCGCTGGTGGAAAAACTGCTAACCAATTTTTCATTCGCACACTAGCAGAAAACGGTGTGCCTGCAAAGTCAGTTGTTGTTTCTGGACACTCCGGAAAAATGAAGCGGTTTCTCCCATTCTGTAGTATGGCAGAAAACGGAATGGTTCGTGTAGTCAGGGGAGATTGGAATGAAGCATGGTTGACGGAGCTTGAAAACTTCGAAGGCGAACGGAATCAAAAGGACGACCAAGTTGATGGAACCTCTGATGCATTCAACACTCTGGCCCGTCAAATTCAGCTTCCAACGTTTGCAATCCCTCAGCTAGAACAGGACAGTCCGATTCCGACAATCTAAAGACCCTTGACAAACTAGGGTCTTTCGGATATAATTGCAAACATTCACTAAGGAGTATTACATGCCTGATGCAGTGTCGCCAGCAGGCGATAGCTCCTTGGCTTCTGATGCTGGCGTGGTAATTCCACGCATGAATCTCGGAGAACAAGGCGTTCTGGGTCTTCCGATCCGGAATCGCAGGATTGTCGAAGAAGCTCAAGCAGCGTTCCGATATCCTGCATTCATCCAAACCGTTCGAGAGATGCGGAACAACCCTACGGTGGGTTCTGCCATGAACGTGTACCGGATGCTGATTTCTCGTGTCACGTGGGATTTTGTTCCCCCTGTTGACGCAAGCCCCACAGATATTGCTCGTGCAAATGCCGTGAAGTCTATGATGGACGACATGGAACATTCCTGGGGTAGTTTCATTGAGTCGGTTGTTCCGTATCTCGAATACGGCTTTGCCATCAATGAAAAGGTTCTTCGTCGTCGTTTGAATCGCAACGGTTCTAAGTATAACGACGGCCTCGTTGGCATTCGTAAACTGCCAACTCGCAATCAAGAAACAATCGAAGAATGGCGCTTTGACGCAGACGGTGAAGAACTCATCGCTGTCGCTCAATCTCTCCGCAATCTCGAAAATGGATACCGTTATGCTAGTCGTCTGAACGACCACGGTTTTCTTGAGATTAGCCGAGATAAGTTCCTTCTCTTCTCTGCAAGCAGCACAAAGGGTAACCCCCAAGGCAATTCGATCTACAAGAGTATCTATCTTGCTTTCAAGCAAATGAGCACTCTTCAAGAACAAGAGCTTTTGGGAATCGCCAAGGATGTGCAAGGTATTCTGAAGATCGGTATTCCGCCTCAGTATCTTGCAGCCAATGCAACCCCTGAAGACGCTGCTGTTGCAACTGCATTCAAGACTATCATCGACAATTATAACGCAGGACGCCAACGTGGCCTTCTCGTTCCTCACATTGTTGATGACCAAACCAAGCAGCCTCTGTTCACCTACGATCTTATGGAATCGAAGGGACAGGCTAAGTACGATACTGAAGCCGTTATCAAACGGTTGCAGGGAGATATTCTGTCGGCTCTGTCGGTAGATATTCTAAAGCTTGGTGAGAATGCAGGTAGTTTCTCTCTTGCTGAAGCAAAGACTTCTGTTCTTTCTCTTGCCATTGACTACCGTCTCAAGGAAATCAAGGAAGTTCTCAACACTGACCTTCGTCTCACGCTCTATCAAATGAACGGCTGGGACACTTCGAAGATGGGTGAATTTGTTTACTCGGATATCGAAGAAGTCAGCCTGGAAGAATTCTCCAAGGCTATCCAACGTGTTGCCTCTACTAGCATGATTGAAGTGGATCGTGATGTTCTTAATCGCATCCGTCAAGTGCTGAAGATGCCTCTGCGTCCTGATGATGAGCCTGTGGATAAGGACTCCCTCTCTGCCACGCTAACAGGTCAAGTGACCGGCGCAAGCGAAGGCATGGAAGTTGGAACATCCGGAGATGGTACATCGAAGAAGCCTTCCGGTAAAGACCGAAGCTCTTCCAACAATGACAACTCTGCCTAAAGGAGTCCTGATGCAATCTCATGGCCTCTTTAGGCTTGCATCTAAGGTGTGGAACACTCCCCACCTTATCCACCCGGAAGCCTTCCGAGTCATCTCGGACTACTTCGTTAAGCGAAATAGCGATGGCTTCCGGCTTGATCCAATTTACCCAGACGATGACGACGATGATGACAACCAGTATAACGCTGCTGTAACCAGCAACGGTATTGGTGTTCTTCGTGTCGATGGAAGCCTGACGTACAAGCCTGTCATGACGCTGTGCGGCGAAGTTGGTACTTCGTATCAACAACTCGTTGACGACACTCAGGAAATGGCTGCTGCTGGTATCAAGACTATCGTCATGGAAGTTTCCAGTGGTGGTGGTCAAGCGTCTCACTGTTTCGAAACGGCTGCTGCCATTCGAGATATCTGTGACGAGAACGGTATTCAGCTTATCGGATATGCCGATGAAATGGCTTGCTCTGCTGCTTACGCTCTGATTTGCGTTTGCGACACAGTGATTGCCAATCCTAGCGCTGAGCTTGGGAGCATTGGTGTTCTGATTGCTCTGATGGACACTTCCAAGGCTCTCGAAATGCAAGGCTACAAGCCTATCTTCATTTCTGCCGGGGAAAACAAGATTCCCTATCAGGAAGATGGTAGCTTCAAGCAAAGTTTCCTCGACAGCCTGCAAGAAGACGTTGATCGTCTGAATCAAGAGTTCGTTGCTCACGTCAGCAACTACACGGGGTTGGATAAGAAGACGATTATAGACTTCCAAGCCAACACGTATGACGCACAAACAGCAGTCCAACTCGGGCTGGCTAATGCCGTCATGACCTCGAAAGAGTTTGCGGCATACGTCGCACAAGCCCACAAAGGAAATACTCAATGAAGAAGGACTCGATGCTGGCGAAGCTTCTCGGTTCGTTCGGTGCTGAGCCTGCTGATGCGACTGCCGTCGCTTCGGAAGCTACTGCCACCCTGCAAGCCGAATTTGACGCTTTCAAGGCTACTGCTGAAGCGAATGCTGCGGAACTGTCCAGCGCTCTCGAAAAGGCCCTGACGGCTGTTTCGAATGCTGACCAAGCCGTCGCTGACGCTCAAGCTCAAGTTGCTGCCCTCACTGCTGAACTCGCTTCGTTCAAGGAACAAGCTGAAGCTAAGCGGCTGGCAGAACGCAAGAAAAAGATCGTTGAAGCCATCGGAACTGCACGTGCCGATGCCGTCATGGAATCGCTCAAGAACAACGACGATGCTACTTTCGAGAGCATGCTCGCTGTGCTGAAGATTTCGGTTGACACAGAAAGTCAATCGAAGATGTTTACCGCTCAAGGGGCGGACGGTGCTCAAGCTGATGCTACTCAGACTGAGGAATCGGAAACGATGAGGATCGTGAAGGCGCGCGTTGCGGCTGGCCTCCACACTGCATAACCCAAAGGAAACTAAATGACTGTTTTCGCTACGCAAACTCCGGTTCTCTCGGATGTGGTCAAGTATGAGTTTGACCCTTCGGTGGCCTATACGCGTGAAGCCATTGTCATCAATGACACGGCTCAAACCATTTCTGTCGGTACTGTGCTCGGTAAGGTGACTGCCACCGGCAAGTACAAGGTCTGCCTCAGCGCTGCTGTTGACGGTTCGCAAACTCCTGCGGCTGTCTACGTTGGTGACGCTCTCGGTCAAGCCACGGACTACGTGATTTCGAACGGTGTGGATGCTCCCGCCCTGGCGATTCTGCGTGGCCCCGTGATTCTCCGTGACCTCGGCCTGATCCTCGGTACTGGTACGACTCTCTCGGCTGTCAAGACTGCCTTCGCTGCGCTGAATCCTCCGATTCAAGTCGCGTCGGGCGTCTAATCAAACTCACTGAAGGATCATAAATGATTGTTCGTTCCTTTGTCAATGGCTTTGAAGTCCAAGACTGGACTCAAGAGCTTAATGTCATCCCGAACGCATGGGGTACTATCGGTCAAATGGGTATCTTCACGGAAGAGTCGGTTGCTGAAGCAGTCGTCATCTTCGAAGAAATCCAACAGAACGGTGGCCTGATCGTTGACCGCAAGCGTGGTGAACGTGCGTCGGTTAATGGCCCGTATACCCGCAAGCTGCACACCTTCCCGGTTCCGCACTTCCCTCTGGACGATGCGATCTTCCCGAAGGATATCCAAGGCAAGCGTGCCTATGGCTCGCAAAACGTGGAAACGCTCGACCTTCTGCGCGCTCGTCGCATGGAACGTATCCGTCGTGACCATGCTTGGACTCTGGAAACGGCTCGTGCCCAGATCATCACTGCCGGTACGGTATACGCTCCGAACGGCACTGTGTCGCAAGACTGGAATGCTGAGTTCGGCGTGACTCGTACATCGGTGGACTTCACCCTCGGTACGACAACGACCGAAATGGTCACGAACGTGGAAAAGGGCATCGCTGCTATTCAGGACAATCTCCTGGGCGCTACGATGACTGGCACGGTGGTTCTGTGCTCTCCGAAGTTCTTCTCGCGCTTCATCGTGCATCCGACGGTGAAGACTGCTTATCAATACTTCTCTGCGAACCCGGGCCAAAACCCGCTTCGTGAGCGTCTTGGTGGCAACGCGACTCGCCATCGTACCTTCGACTACGCTGGTACGACGTTCATCGAAATGCGTGACAACTACAACGGCACGCAACTGTTCCCGGACTCGACCAACGGTCAAGCGTGGATGGTTCCCGTTGGCTCGGATATCTTCAAGACGTTCTTCGCTCCTTGCGAGAAGTTCGACCTCGTGAACACGCTGGGCGAACAAGTCTATATGTTCGAGTACGCTTCGCTGAAGGGCGACAAGATCGAGATTGAAACGGAGTCCAACTTCGTCAATGCTCTGTTCCGTCCTGCGGTGGTCGTGAACTTCACTTCGTCTAACTAAGACGACACAGCCCGCTCCAATGGGCGTGAAGCCCTAGCCTTAACGGGCTGGGGCTTTTTCTTTTTCAGAAAGGAACTCATGGCAGTTCTTGACCCTACCACTCCGCTCGGACAAGTTCGTCTGCGGATTGGCGATTGGCATGATCTAGTCATCCTTCCTGATGCTGTGATTCAAGCCACACTAGACGATACGAACAACAACGTTCCTCGTAGTGCTCAACGCTGTGCGATCTATATCCTTGCCACTCTTTCTCAGAAGGGTCATAAGAAGATCGGACTCATGGAGATTTGGGGCTCTGACGTGTTTGACAACTACATGACCTATCTGAACAAGGTGGTCATGAATCCGTTGCTCAACGAGATGGCTCCTGTTCCATACGTTCCAGCTTCCACTACGGATACGAATCCTCTTGAACGTATCGCTGACGATTGGAAGGCGGGGTATGTCCCGGGTGCTACGGTGTTGCCGTATCTTCCGTTTGGCACCCCGGTTATCACCAATGAGCCAACCTGATTTCGACAAGGCTGCATTCGAGATTGTCACCGAGTTTGGTGGCCCTGGCACGTACGTCAAGACCACTCTTGGTGACTATGATCCATCAACGTCTGAGGCGGCTGTCACTGTCGTTGAGATTCCGATTCTAGTTGCGCTGCTTGACTTGACTCGACCAAACAACGGTCTTGGCGTCATGCGTAATGGAACGAACGAAATCATCATGGCTGACAAGGAAGCCTACGTTGTGCCACCTACGAAGCGTGGCAACGCTACGTTGCTTCCAATCGACGTGACGAATGACAACATCGTCGTCAACAATACTACCTACAGCATCGTGACGATGAAGGAAATCAACCCTTCTGGTTCCGATCCTCTCTTGTACATCTTCTATCTGCGGAACTGATCCGCTAAGGAAACCAAATGGCTCTCCAATACTCTGTGGGCATTCAAAACGCTCGCCTCGATGCTGTCGAATCGACTGCTGGCACAGCCGTGAAGCTCCGTCTCTACACGGGTTCGGCTCCTGCTAATTGCGCTGCTTCGGAAACGGGCACGCTGCTTGTTGAAATGACGCTTCCCTCTGACTGGATGAACGCTGCTTCGTCTGGTTCCAAGACTAAGCTCGGCACGTGGAGCGGTACTGCTGCTGCTACTGGCGCTGCTGCTCACTTCCGCATTTACGACTCGGCTGGTACTACTTGCCATGTGCAAGGTACGGCTGGTACGTCGGGCACGGACATGATTCTGGACAACACTTCGATTGCTTCGGGTCAGACGGTCACTGCCAACACCTTCACATTGAACGCTGGTAACACCTAAGCTTCTAGGAAAACGACATGCTCAATCTCTCTACAACATCTTCTGTTATCCGTGCAATCACGGGATCGGCAGGTGCTATCGACGTGTCGTACTCCTACGTCGATGTTTCCACCAGTACACTCCAACCTTCTGGGTTCTCTGGTGGAGCATTGGCTCCGATCACGACACCGACGACTACAACTCTCGTCTCTGCCCCTTCCTCGGGTACGACACGCAATGTCACGGGGCTCACCATCTCCAACGACAGCACCACTGTCAACAACTCGGTGGAAGTCCAACAGTACGACGG